CAACAGCAGCATCAGCTGGTGATATGGTAATAATCGTAGCTGATCATGCAAGTGCTGAAATTGCTGCCGCCGGTACACAAATAGGTGGAAAAGTCACTTTTAACTCTGTTGGAGACGGAGCTCTTGCAGTTTACGACGGAACAGAGTGGCAAGTCCTAAGAAGCATTACCTAATTTAAATCTTTATTTTTAAATTTGCAAGCAGCTCTTTTTAGGGCTGCTTGTTTTGTTTCTGGGACACTTTAAACGCAAGCCACCTATCTATATTAGAAAGCAAATAAAGTTCATTAGGAGACAACCATGAAGGTCCCAGCAACCCTCTTAAGGGAGATCATTGCCTCACTTGTGGATGAGGAAATAAGAAAGGTTAAGGGTGGTTACAAGGTCTATCCAAAGAAGCCACAAAAAGGTCGAAAGACTCGCCGAGCTCTTTCTAAGAAACCAATGTCTTACGAAAAAGCTCTGCGTCAGCTTCGTGCTGTGGAGAGAAGTAAATCTCTAAGAGAGGATAACGGTGACAGCGGATACACAATTGAAACATCAAAAGTTGAATCAGCTATTAATAGAGCATTTGAAATTTTGGATTTTCAAAACGACAATCTAAAATCTTTTATGATACGTATTGCCAGAACAGAATCTGGAGGTAACCCGAAAGGTTTAGATAATCTTACTCATCACACAAGTAATCCTTTTCAGTTGGACCCTCCCGCTGTTGAAGAGATTAAAACTAATCCTAACATGAGAAAGTGGAGAGCTTTTATTGACGGAAAAAAGGGTAAAAAGCCAGCAAATCTATCTAAAGATTTAGAAGATCAAACTTATCAAGAAGTAAAATCGAGTCTCGCACTTAGCGCTCTATTTGCTACACTTTACATTCTTTGGAGAAATAGAGACTGGGATCCTGATGAGCGTTCTTCTTTTTCACTCCCAGCCAGCTTAACAGGACAAGCAAATTTTTGGAAAGCCAAATACAATACTCCCGCGGGCGACGGCACTGTTGAAGATTTTGTAAGGAAAAACTCATGAAAATAACAAGAACTGAACTTAGAAGTATTATTTTAAAAGAAGTTTCTGATGATATTTTAAATCTTTCACCTAAAAACATACCGGGTGGAATGAGTGAAAAGCTAAAGTCAATGTCATTTAGAGATGCACTCAAAGAAATAGCTCGTGTGCACAATATGAGCATTGAAGACATCATGATGGAATTTGATGTGGGTTGTAAAGTTGAAATGGAACACACAGACTCTATTTTAATTGCTTGCGAGATTGCTCTCGATCACTTGGTTGAAGAAGGTGATTACTATACAAGATTATCTGGGACGGGATTGTGATCAAACTTACAAGAAAACAGCTTGCCGCTTTAATTAGCGAGGAAATGAAAAGACTCTCTTACGTGAGCAAAGAGCAGGGTTTCACTTACGGCATTGATCATGTGCCACATGAAAAATCTTACGATGACATCATCGGACACACGTGACTGACACACGTTCGGAAGAAGGGTTCTTCCTTAAATGAAGTTGGATATGTTTTGTGGCATTCTCTCGACAAGCAAGGTAATATTAGTATATACGATATTGAATGGCCAGATGGATCAATAGAGACAAACGTGCCTGCAAGATTATTGGAAAAAGTAAAAGATTCAGATGATATTAATGAAGTTCACGAAGCGCACGGTGTTCAAGAAGAAGATCAGCCTGTAAGTGAAAGGAGATACAAAAAATGAGTTTAAATAATCCAAAATCTTGCCTGACATCAAACGGATTTAAAGTATTCGGATAATTTTTGTCAATCAGATCTCTCGAGAATATATATTATGATTAATTCTGTTCGGAGACTTCTGTGGCTAATTTTGTTGATACAACTTCCCCAACACCTTTCGGGATATTTGATGCTGATTCTGATTTTTCTTCAGAAGCAGATCAGATGGTTACGTTTATTAAAAGAAAGTTAGGTGATGATGTATTAAGTGTTGAGCTAACAAAAAAACAAATCTGGGGAAACATGGAAGAAGCTTCTCTGGAATACAGCTCCATTTTAAATCAATATCAGGCAAAATCACAGCTGGTTAACTTTCTTGGATACGCAACCGGGAGTATGTCAGGAGCAGAAGAAAAATACGTTCGTGATAATCTTGAATATTTAACAAGATTTGCTGAGCCTTATGCTATGGAAGCAGGTGTAGGAGGATCTTATAATACAGTTTCGGGTTCAATACAGCTTGAACTGGGAAGGCAAGATTATGACTTATATACAGAGTTAAAAGATGGAAGTGGCACGGCAGTTTTTGATAACACTAAAGGGAAACTTAAGATTGTTGAAATGTTTCATTATAGCCCACAGGCCGCTTATAGATTTTTTGATACAACATCAGCTATCAACTATCTTAATAATGAATTTTCTTTTGAATCATTTACTCCTGAAACTATCTTCTATGTCTTACCTGTTTTTGAAGATATTCTAAGAGCCGGTCAGTTAGACTTGTCAAACAGAGTTAGAAGATCAAATTATTCTTATGAAGTATCAGGAACAAAAATAAGAATATTTCCTACACCTACATCTGACACTAAAAAATTATGGGTAAGAGTTCGTCAGTATGCTGATCCTTTGACCCCCGCTTACGCAGACGAGTTGATACACGGTGTTTCAAACATGTCAAATATCCCTTTTGGAAACTTAACTTATTCAAGAATTAATTCCATCGGAAAACAGTGGATTAGACAATTTACATTAGCCTTGTCAAAAGAGCAGTTAGGAATGATTAGATCAAAGTTTGGCAACATACCGATTCCTGGGGGAGATGTCTCTTTGAACGGCGGTGACTTAATTTCTCAAGGAAGAGAAGATCAGACCGGTCTTAAAACACAGCTAAGAGAGATGCTCGATACAATGACCTATGATAAGTTGATTGAGATTCAATCAACAAGAGCAGAGCAGATGAATAAACAATTACGCTATATTCCAATGCCTTTGGGTAAAGCAATATTAATGGGATAAAATTATGGGCAGATTTTTTATCACTCCTAGAGAAATTAACTTCATAAATGATGTGGCAAAAGAATTGGTAAAAGATGTAATAGGACAAAAAATCTATTATTTTCCTATATCAGAAGTGAAATCAAAAGTTCACGATGTCTATGAAGAATCTCCCGACAAGGTTTTTGAAAACCCTATTGAGATCGATTGCTTAGTAAAATACCAACCCCAGGAAATCAGGACAAATCGATTTGGCTCAGAGGAGTATTATACTGTGGAAGCCTATGTTCAATCTCGAGACTTGCTTGATAAAGGAATAGAAGTGCTAGAAGGCGACTTCTTTTCTTATGGTTCTACGTTTTTTGAGGTCATTAAAGGACCTGCTTCCGACATTATTTTTGGTCAAATTGAACATAAAAGTTATATAACGATCACAGGTAAACAATCTAGAAAAGGACAATTCTTATCAAAAATTTTTGGTCCTACTTCGGAAGCTTACTCAGATCCCGACGCTGTTCAAGAAACATTTGTTCAGCAGCGAGGGTTTGAAAAGAATAGACTGGGTGAGACCGGTGACATAAGACAACTAAGAGAAAATGGAGTTTTAGATAAACCTATCACAGGCCCGAAGGAAGTTTCTCCGAAGGGCGATCCAAGAGGTGTGGGTTCTTCTTTCTATGATGAAGACGACGGGAGTTAAATTTGGGACATCAAATCAAAGGTGAAAAAGTCATAAAAGACTTTGATGGAAATAATGCTCCTGAAGATTTTGACATTCCTTCGATAGGAATAGAAGATATTGATAGAGCAGTTTTTGAATTATTTGATAAAAAAATATCATTTGAAGTGAAACATAAAGGTACGCTGCAAAAAGTGCCTGTGATCTTTGCATCAGGTGAAAGATTTGCTCTCACAAGAAGAAAAAACCCTATCAGAGATAAGGAGAACACACTTATTCTTCCACTTATTTCTATTATGAGGCAGAATATTGATTTTTCTCCTTCACAGTCTAACAAAAAAACTGCTATTGCTTTTAGAGAGCAAGAAAACTATGTTGTCAAATATAAGCTTAGCGAAAGAGATAGAAGATATCAAAATATCATCAACAAACAAGGTATAAAAAATCAAGATAATGTTTCTTCACAAAAACACTATCTTTCGACTACGCCTTCACCTGGTTTTGGCGTTCAACCCGAGACAACCTCTACAAGAAGAAGTACAGCAAACATACAGTTTTCAAGTTTAGCAAATGTAAGCTTGGGAGAAGAGTTAGGTAGAAATATTTTTGAAATAATTCAGACTCCTTATCCAGAATTTGTTTCAGTGACTTACGATGTTGTCTTTTGGACACAATACATGCAACAGTCAAATCAGATGATAGAAACTCTTCTGGTAAATTTTACCGGTCAAGGAGAAGAGATACCTATGATTACGGAAGGAGGATACGAACTTGTCGCATTTTTCACAGGACCTTTTTCCAATTCTGGAACTAACTTGGATGATTTTACAGAAAGTGAAAGAATTATTAGACACACATTTTCTGTCACAATACCCGGATATATTATCAATCCTAAACACCCGGGTATGCCAAAGATGTTAAGAAGCTACATATCAGCTCCCGAACTTAGCTTTGGAGTTTATATTGGAGAAGCAGAGACCATAAACTATCAGCCTGAAAGGAAGCAGGAAACCGTCAAAAGACACGCTTTACAAGATCTTACAAATATAAAAGAACACGAGTTAATTAGAGGTGAGTCAAGAGAAGTTATACAGTCTACTATTGTCAATCCGTTCTCAAAATCAACTAAAACTGAATTTTCTAAAATTAGAACCAGAAATCAGAGAGCAGGAGAGACTGTTGCTTCATCTGAGATAATTGAAGAAATTGATAGATTTGAGACATAATTAAAACAGATGTTTAGCAAACACACACATAGTTATAATAGGAATTTTAGGAGTAATTAATGGCAGAACAAACTTTCAGATCGCCTGGCTTCTTTGAGCGTGAGATAGATCTCACACAAAGATCAACAGAAATTGTAGGCGTTCCAGCAGGTGTCATTGGAACTGCACAAAAAGGACCGGCTTTCGTTCCCGTCACTGTCGGGTCATTTCTAGACTTCGAGAACAAATTTGGCTCTCTCGATCCAGAGAAGTATGGAACTTATGCAGCAAATGAATGGCTCAAGAACAGAACTGCGTTGACCTACGTTAGAGTCTTGGGCGCAGGAGCAAACAGCAGCACCACTGATATATCAAACACACAGACAGCAGGAACTGTTAGAAATGCCGGTTTTAAACTATCGGGATCCAGATCAGACTCAGATAACAGATACGATGGCACGGTTCAGTTCTTGGCCGCCAAACACGATCCGCAAACAAACGAAGCTTACGGGATGCCGTTATTCACTGATAACAGTTCAGTTAATGCTGCAGGTGATGTGCATCTCGTAAGAGCAATGTTGATGACTACTTCTGGTTCAAGATTTGAAGTTTTAGATCACAATGGGTTTTACTCAGGAGTTGCAACATCTGATGATTCTGCCAAGATAAGAGATTATGACGGGACAACAGAGCAGGGGATATTTAAGTTAGTTCTTTCATCTGCAGCTGGATCTAATTTCTCAAATGATGAAGCTTTCTCCGGAATAAAGATCTATACAGCTTCTTTAAATCCAGATAGCAAGCATTATGTCGGAAAAATATTAAATACAAATCCTGACAGGTTTAATGAAGAGCAACACTATCTTTATGCTGATTTTCCTGTCGAGAATGAGATCGCTAAGGTTGTCTATGATGCTTCAAATGCCTCAGTTGCTATCTTGTCAGGCTCATCAAATATCAATGCTGGTGCCGGAGGCTCAGGAACAACATTTACAGAACTGTTCGGATCTTTTAACACAAGATATCAGACAGCCAGATCAACTTCTTTCATCTCACAACCTTTCGGAAATGTTGAGTATGACTTATTCCACTTCGAAGCATTAGATGATGGAATTGCAGGTAATAGAAAAGTTAAGATATCTATCTCAAATCTTAGAAAATCAACTAACCCTAAAGATCCTTATGGAACATTCACAGTTCTCGTGAGAGATTTTTATGACACAGATACAGATCTAAAGATACTTGAACAATTCTCACAATGCACTCTAAACCCAGGTGATGATAACTATGTTGGGACAAAGATCGGAGATTTGAAGGTTTTTTATAACTTTGATGCCGAGACAGAATCTGAGCGTAGATTAAATATTACCGGAAAGAGACCTAACAGATCAGCCTTCGTTAGAATCGTTATGAACGCTGCTGTGGAAGACGGAGAGGTTCCTGCTGGCGCCTTACCATTCGGATTCAGAGGATTACCTGTTGTCAAGACAACAACAAGCTTAACAGATCATACTGCGATTTTGAGTGATGGATCTTTGAATGGTTCTGCCAGTGCTCGTTTAAGCTTTGTTAACGGAGCTGCTGCTGATTTACCTCTCACAGCTTCTATCTTACCTCCTGTTCCCATGAGATTCAAGGCAACAAGAGGTGCAGTTGCAACATCAGGATTTACTGGAAATCCTGGTTCACTCGAACTTGCTGATTCAAGATATTTCTTCGGAATCAAATTTGAGAGAGTTCCTTCAGAAAATGATGTTACAAACGCAGTGTTAAAAGCAAACGGTTCAGGAGAACACAACAATCTTTTAAGTAGCTACTCAAAACTTCTGGGTATTTCTAAGTTAGATATGCTTGTCACGGGTTCTGGTGCAGATGCATTCAATGACAATAAGTTCTCATTAGCAAAAGTTGCACTATATCATCAGCCTTCAGCAGGACAGACTCCTAACACAATCGTGGGAGCTTTAACAGCATCGGTTGCAAGTCACATGCTTGAGGCAGCTTACATAAGAAATGGAGTTGTCAATAATCCCCAGTACACCATTTCAGATGGTGCTCTCACAAGAATGACTTTTGGAACAATTGCAGCTGCAACTTCATCGGTTGTTTTCAATAGATTTACCGATTACATGAAATTTACAAACATGCTTTACGGTGGATTTGATGGTTTAAACTTGTTAGATAGAGACCAGAGAAAAATGAATGACAAGGCTTCTTCTCTCGATAGCGGAGGAAAAGCTTCAGGAGATTCATTGGGTTACATAGGTCTATCAGCTGCTTCTTCTCCCGGTAGTGGGAAAGACAACAACATCATTAGCTCTTATAGATCTGCAGTTAGAATCATAACAGATCCTTTTGCAACAAGAGTTAACATTGTCACAGTTCCTGGAATTCGTGATAGTTATGTTACAGACTTTGCAATAGAGAAGACAAGAGAATATAGCAAGGCCATATATTTGATGGATATGCCTTCTTACGATGATAGCTTGAATAGACTATATGATGACTCTTCAACTCGTCCTAACGTTAGAAAATCTATTGAACAATTTGAAGGAAGAGCACTTGACAGCAACTACGCTGCCACTTACTTCCCAGATGTCATAATTGAAGACAGCTTGACAGGTGAAGCAGTCAATGTCCCCCCTTCAGTTGTTGCTTTGGGTGCGTTAGGATACAATGACAGAATTGCCTATCCCTGGTTTGCTCCTGCAGGATTCAACAGAGGCGCTCTCGAATCTGTTCTAAACACTGAGGTTCGTTTAACATCTGAGGATAGAAACATTCTATATGAGGCACGAATTAATCCAATCGCCAACTTCCCTGACGGCGGATTCGTGATATTCGGACAGAAGACACTTCAGCAAGCCAGATCTTCGCTCGATAGAGTCAATGTTAGAAGAATGCTCTTAGAAGTTAAGAGAATTGTTTCTGAAATTGCTAACGGGTTGATATTTGAACAAAATACTCCCGCTACTCGCGCAAGATTTATATCGCTCACAAAGCCTAAGCTGGCTTCTATTCAAGGTAATCAAGGAATTGATAGTTTCAAGATTGTCATGGATTCTTCAAACAATACAAATGAAGACATTGAGCAGAATAGACTTAATGGAAGAATTGTCTTAGTGCCGACAAGAGCAGTTGAATTTATTGCAATTGACTTCATTATTACGAATTCAGGCGTGAGTTTTGAATAATTATAAAAGATACACGGAGAATATAATATGGCAGAACTAACATTTAAATCAGCAGGAGTAAGCACAAGAGAGATTGACTTATCTGGTCCTACTCCGACTGGTCCCACCGGTGTTCCTGCAGGAATCATTGGCACGGCCAATGAAGGTCCTGCTTTTGTTCCTCTCACATTCGCTACTTACGGCCAGTACAAGCTTACATACGGTGCTTCAGATGGGTTGAAATATGGACCTATCGCTGCAAGTGAATGGCTTAAGAACGCACAGGCTTTAACCTACGTTCGAGTCTTGGGTGCAGGAGACGGAAAAAAGAGATCATCCTCAACAGGTAACGTGACAAGAGCGGGATTTGTTGTGGGTGAAAGACAAGTTCAGAGTAATGGTATTAAAGGAGACAATCCTTACGCTAATACAGGTGGCGACGGAGAAGGTAGAACTTACTTCTTAGGATGCTTCATGTCAGAGTCTGCCGGAAGTACTATCTTTAGCGATGCAGGAATTCAGACAGGTGCAGCTGCAGGCACAATTTTAAGAGGCGTCGTTTTAACACCTTCAGGTGTCGTCTTATCCTTAAGCGGCGCGAAAGGAGCCACAAATACAGCGCCTGCTGCATCAGCTAACTCATCTACGGTTAGAGGATTCATGACGGGATCTGTTGTCACCTCTACGGGTGGGAGTGATTTCGTTCTTTTCATGAACGGTTATAAGGCTACTTCTTCAAGTCCTTCAGCTATAACTGCATCCTTCGATATGTTTTCACCTAACTACTTTGGAAATGTCTTAAATACTGACCCACTCAAACTTGAAGAAAAGGGTCACCTTCTCTATGGTCAGTATGACATTCATCCATCTTTGGCAGTTGTAACAGGATCTGGAGTAATAGCTGCAGGCGCCTATCCGGCTGGAGAGCCTGTTGCTTTTGTTCTAACATCTTCCGTTGCCAGAAATACGGCATCAGGTAATGTTCCAGTTTATGAATCATTCCAAGATAGATTTAGCAATGCATCTTCACCTTACGTTATATCACAGAAGTTTGGTGCTGCTCCTTACAATCTATTCAAGATTGAGACACTTTCAGACGGCTCAGGCATCACAGATAAATTCAAGTTCTCAATTGAAAACATTGTTAAATCAACATCTACAACAGATAAGTTTGGCACTTTCGACTTAGTGTTGAGAAATTTCTATGACTCTGATGATGACAGAACAGTCGTTGAGAGTTTCCGAGGTCTTTCTTTAGATCCTTCTTCTGATAGATACATCGGGAGAGTTATTGGTGACAAGAAAATCTTCTTTAACTTTGACAGCGATGAAGAATCACAAAAGATTGTTGTTGAAGGAAACCACGATGTTAGATCCAGATATGTGAGAGTTGTTTTATCAGACCAGCTTAAGAACAAAGAAGTTCCTGATGAAGCATTGCCCATGGGCTTTAGAGGTCCCAGGCACTTAGTCACATCTGGATCTTTACTTGCCGGTTACGCAGAAGGATCTGATATCGTCTTGAGTCAGGCACACAAAAGAGTTATGGAACCTCCTGTTCCTTATCGACTCACCGTCGCACAAGGCACAGGCGCAAGCAAGAGAGAAGATGTTGATCTATACTGGGGTATCCAGACTAACATAAAGACCTCAGTGACAACGCCTAACTTAATCTCTGCCTTCGACAACTCTTTCAAGACATACGTCAAGCACTTCCCGACACATAGAACAGATGCATACAACTTCTCTGAGGGTGACAATGCAGGTGTTGCAGATTCTTTAGGAACAGTTAGAGATTCTGATAGATTCAACTACAACAAGTTCACGCTTGAGAACATTCAGGTTAGAACAGGATCTTCAGGTTTGGCTGATTCAGATCAGTGGTTAAGTGCTTCTTATGTTAGAAACGGTGTCATCGCTGCTAATGCTACTAACAAGACCAGAGGACTTACAGTTGATGACTTTGGTGTGGTTTCTAACAGAAAATTCCTAAAATTCACTGTTCCTCTTCAGGGCGGTTTCGATGGTGTCAATATCTTCAATAGAGACCAAAGAGATCTCACTAACAACTCTGTCAAGAGAGAAATTGATGACGAAGCTAATCAGGGAGGAACATCAGGTCCTACAATCAGCGCTTACAGAAAAGCACTTGACATAATGGGATCCAAGTCTGATGTTGATATTCAACTCTTGTCAGTTCCAGGAATAAGACACGAAGCAGTGTCTGACTACGCTATCTCAACTGTCGAGAATAGATTTGATGCAATGTTGATTGCTGATATTGAGGAAAGAGATCAATTTAACACTGTCATCACTTCTTCAGCACAGAGCCCACACGTTTCAAATACAGTGACTGCTTTCAAGAACAGAGTCTTAGATACATCTTTTGCAGCTGCTTACTTCCCAGATGTGACAGTTCAGGATCCTGATACTGGTGGTTTGGTTTCAGTTCCGCCTTCTGT